TTTCGTGTAAGCAGTATCAATCGGCTCGTAGCGCCCGTCTGCCTCGGCTTTCGTGTAAGCAGTATCAATCGGCTCGTAGCGCCCGTCTGCCTCGGCTTTCGTGTAACCATCGGAAAGGCCGCGAGGGAAGTACGTCAAGACTTCTACGGTGTCGTTGAGAACCGCAGCTTCAGTCAACACGATGTTCACACCGTTTGAGGCGGTGTAGTCCGTGCCGTCTACCAACTTAACGCCGTTCAGGAATACGTCTACGTAACCAAGTGTATAACCAGAACTAGGGACAAAAGTTGTCTGTCCATCTACCGCGGTTATCGTGGTAAGGACTCGCTGAGATGCTACTCCGGGGCCGTTTCCAATATATGCCATATGTTAGTCTCCGTTCGCGTCTATACGCGCCTGTGCCCTACGTGCAGAAACATCTTCTGGGATTGCGACCCCAGTTTCAGCGTTTCTGGTCACATACCAATCGGTATTAGCCAGATATTGCTGTGCTGCTGTAAACTTCTGTGTGGAGTTGAACCTATCTACAGCTTCAGCTTTTTCTTCTTCTGTTAGGTCTTCAAAATCTCTCTCGGGGTTAAGTTCAGGCTCTGCAATGGGGTCATTTAATTCTTCGTTCATTTTCACAGCCTCCTTACGACCAGTGGGTTAGGGCGCTACGGTTTTGAGGAACAGTGTAGTTGGTCGTACCAAGGTACTCAGACTTACTAACCATAGACGTTTCCGATATGGGGCCATATGTGTATTGATAACCGCCCGTATAATGGGTTGAGTTAGACGTCGCTATTTGCGGCGTGATATTCGGGTTATTACATGAATAGTGATACCCATAGCCCCCGCGAAGCCATAGAACAGGAAAGTAGTAGCCTCTCATCCCTATTGCACCAAGCATACTACGATATACCTGCCCTAGGTGTGCAACATTATTATAAATAGGAATGCCGCCCCAAGAGTAGGCTGATATGTCCATTTTCATGGAAACCGAACCGAGCATTGTGGTGCCATTGACGACGGGGTTGTGGTTGCCGTAGTACTTGTGAAGCTCGAAAGTCGCAATTTGTTGAGCTGACCCGCCCGACAAAGTAACAGGATAGAACGTATTGAAGTTTAGGCTCGTTAGGTCAAGGAACTGCCACAACTGTTCGTGGCTTCTTGCTTGAATAACGTCAGTGGAAACAATCCCCGCGCCTGATATAGACAATCGGTTATGAATATTATTTGTACCGAAGTGGAGGGGCTTGTTATTTCTCTGTAGTAGGTAGGAAGCACTTTGGTCTTCGCCAAGGATCACCCCATTGTCGCCCAGAGATGTTTGGTTCGGCTCTGCAATACTAATATAGGTTTGCGTTCCACTGCTGGCTTGGAAGTCCGCAATATACCCAGAGGTAGGGTACTGCTGAGTAATACTTGAGTTACCGACTTGAAGCGATTTATTGACATTGACGTTCCCGTCGCTCGCTATCTCGAGGCGTTCCAAGTCGGCAGTATAGAACTTCATCGAAGCACTATCTCTTAGCTTGATAAGTCCTGCGCCGCCTTCGCTAGAGTCAGCTTGGCCAAGATCAAGCCCCGTGTAGCCATCATTCGTCACTCGAACATAAGGGTAGCTCGAACTCTTAACGTTTAGAGCGGTGGCAGGCACGTCAATACCCACGCCGACGCGATTGTTCGCGGCGTCGACTACTAGAGTGTCGGTATCAACTGTCAAACTACCATCAACAGAGATGTTAGTGTCCAGCTTGGCAGATGTTACCGAACCGTCTTTCAAGTCGGCTACATCGACTGTGCCGTCTTGGATGTTAGCTCCGCTGATAAGACCTTGCGCTAGGCTGTTACCAATCATACCCATGGGCTACTACTCCAAATATGACGCAAACGCGTCCGCGGATGTCCCCGCGCTCGCGTAAGCCGAGACGGAATCTCCTGTTTCGAGAACCACTTTCTGGTCGCCGCCCACAATCGCCAACGCACCGCCCGGAAGGACGGTGGCATCTTTCACCAAGAACGAGGTGGTAGTGTCTGCTTTTACTACTTTCGCAGAGACCGTGATGTTTGACGCGGTGGTATTGGCCAGAGACAACCCTATAAGCGTAGCGGTACTACCGCTGGCTACAGTTGCTGTGACCGTTGTCGGGCTACTAGAAGTGCCGATATTAGGTGTTGCTATAGATTTGAACGCCATTCGTCACCCCAATGCAATAGCCATAGCGACAGAGTAGGACTCTACTTCTGCCTTGCTATAGACGTTTAGGTTTGTGCGGGCGGTAGCCGTGTCTGCAACATCGCTGAGGTCCGACGACTTCTCCATCTTATCTGTGTTCAGATTTGAAAAGTTACCGTCGACCTCGGTGTTAGTGAGCGCTGCTCCCTTCGCACTGCGGAGTGTTATCGTTGACATTATCAGCTACCCCCACAATTAAACTGCGCTGAGCGTAATTGTCCAAGTCACAGACATCGTGTCGTCCGCGGCCTTGTTAACAACGTCAAACGTAGTGCGGCACAGCATGTCACCTGAGGAAGAAGCGTTAAATATGCCAGCTTCGGTTACAGCACCGGTGGCATCGCCTGCTTCAAAGGAAGACACGTATACAACTTTCTCATCGTTCGTGCCTGAGATGGTAGTAGAGTCCAGTGCCTCACGTGAGCCCAGCATAGTGCCTAGGTCAGTGTCGCCTGCGGCGGGTGCAACAGTGCCAGAGCCAAGAGCCATGTGAGACATGACGCTTTTCGCTGTGCCTGTCATACGAGAAACAATGTAGGCAAGACCGGTGTTAACCACGAGGTTTTTAACCACAAGGTCTTCTTTTATGTTTCCGGCCTTGTCCTTCAGGACTATGTTAAGCTGGCCGGAGAGCTTCAAGTTTTCGTTAATCATAACGATCTCCTTCAGAACGTTCTGGAAGCCCCGACATAATCTTCCGCAAAGTAAGTTAAGTCAGAGTAACCCTGACTCTTCAGTGACCCCGCGTCGGTTGTCGCGGCCAATTCAGTTAGCACTTTATTTGGTGCGAGAAACTCGACATCCGAAACTACAGATGGATCGCTGTGTGGAGTGCTTACTTGTAAGCTCTTTTGGTCCGCAGCTGATGAGTTATCGTACAATAGTTTTACTGAACCGACAACAAGTGATTCAGTAAGTACAATGTTATCTAAATTCGTCTTAGTAAAGACAGGTTCAAATAGGTCCGCATTCACCGCAGCGGTGTCTGATGCTGGCCTACCTACACCCAACGAGGGTGTATCAGTAACTGTGTATATATCTGTAAAATAACGAATAAAATCCACTTGGCGCGTGAATTGTTCGGATGCTCGCGCAACCTTCGTCATTTGCTTGAAAACGGAAAGTTCTTGGTCGTCTAGTATGGAGGCGGCTCCATCCACATCGTCTGAGACGTTTACGTAGTCTTGGAGTGCCTTACTAGAGGCTAAAAGTTCATCGTCAGATGTTGACGCGTCATCAGTTAAAGGTTTGCCTGTGAGCGCAGCGTAAGCGTCCGACACAGGGCTTGAATCCGCCAGAGGTTTACCGACTGCAAGCGTATTAATCTGGTCAACAGATGAGGCTGTGTCCTCACTAACCTTTTTAGCGAAAACTAAAGTCTCGTCCTCGGCACTGGCTACGTCGTCTGAGACAGGTTTCTGTAGACCATTGGAGTGAGTTTCAGAGACCGATGCGGCATCTGTGAGGCTTTTAACCATCGCAAACACTTCGTCATCCGAGAAAACTCCGATGTCGTTTAGCGCCTTAGTAAACTGCGTAGTAGCGGCTTCTGCAATGCCAGCGTCGTCAGTGAGCGTCTTGAAGAACGTAAACACAGCGCCGTCTTCTGCGCCGGAGCCGTCTGCAACGTTTAAGCTGTCGAAGTATTTTGCAAAAAGAACAAAATTACCTTGCTGTGCTTCAGAGACAATTCGATTCAAAGTCGCTATAGACGTACTGGTACTTAGGGCTTCAAAGGAAGCCTTTAACGCACCAATAAATCTAACGGACTTTATCTTCACGCGAAATCTTCCCTTATCTTAAAATTCAGCTTGTCAAATAAGGTTTCTCGTAGACCAGTTGATCTTACCACCTCGACCTCACCTTCGTAGGCACCGGCTTCAACCTGTAAGTCGGTCTCCGCCCACTGCAAAACAGCTTCACCGTTCGATGCGGTCTGAGGGTTCACGAAAAACTCACGGGAGAATAGAACTGTGTCTTCGCCCGCGGCCCTAAAGTGAAGGGTTACGGTAGCACCACTTAAATCCACGGGATTACCGCTGTCTTCTTCAGTTAAATCTAATTTGATCTGCGGGCCTGTATCGCCCTGTACGTACTTAAACGTGGTGGCCATTACATACCCCTCCGCATTGTAGCTTTATCAAAGCCTTGAGACATGACGCGCAAGTTGACACGACGTGTGTCGCGTCCTTTGGCTTCGTCCATGTGTTTGTAGAACTCGCCCTTGTAGTACATAGCAGCTTCTGGGTTAGTCCACTCTTTGCCGGGTACGGACGACAGCTTGTAGATAGCTCCACAAGCGATCGAACGCCCATGCGTCTCGAAGATAAAGTCTTCGACACCTGTAGCGGTCAGAGATGGTTTCAGCGTTCCTACACCTGAGAACGTGTACTTCTTATCCGGTGTCGGGAAGAACCTGATCTGCGTGTCTTGGTAGATTGTATAAGACGACGGTGCTCCAGTGCTGATCGTATTGGGTAACGCGAAATGCCTGTCGGTAACTCGTTTGAGGGGCTGACCATCCAAGTAAAGCACCAAAATGTTCTCTAAAACTGCGCCCGTTGGAACGTCAATCTCATAGTCAGGCGTGTTTTTACTGGTGAAGTCATTCTCAACGTCGAACCGCCAGAGTTCACTACGACCGATGTACTCAGCCGCAGCCTCTTGCAGGTGCGTTTTTATAACAATCTCCGGGCAGCCCGGAACGTGGGGCTGTATATACGGAAGGAATTTATCTCACGTAGTCGCCATATTATGTCACCGTGCTGTTAGCCGATGGAGCACTAGCTGCGTCGACTTGGTTTTTAGTGCCTAGCGCCGCGTTAAAGGCGTTATAGGATGCAACAGCACGAGCCTCGTTTGAGCCGTACTCTGCATCTTTAGAGTAAGCCCTGTACAACACCCAGTCCGTAATCGAACTCTGGTAGATGTCGTCTAGCAAAATCACTTCGGTGTTAGAGCCAGTGGGGTCTAAAGCAGATTCCGAGAGCGTGTGGCTAACCACAGCGTCTGCGTAAATAACTTCGAGTTCCGCTGCTGTAGTAGCAGGCGGGTAAACAAAGAACTCTTTTGGTTGGCGAGGGTCGTACATGAAATGTTGAATATTCACAGTACCTGCCTCGGCGTGCCATGTTGGGCGCTGGTCATCTAGGACAGAACGAGCAACCAAACGTACGGCCCGCTTATCAGAGGTCGCAGCAAGATTGCGCGTAATGTCTAGAAGTTTTAGTCCAGAGGCAAATTGTGCAGTCAACTGCTGGCGTGAACCGGCAGCGCACGTGAATGTTCCGGTCTTAGCATTCGCGTCAGGGCGCAGAAGGATGATTGCGAGGTAAGCCTCGTTAATCCAGTTCTGTAATTCCGTACGCGGCCACCGAATACTGGTGTCTTGTAATACGTGCTCGACGTTTCGAATAATGTCGACGACTTTTACGGTAGACATCCGTTACCCCCTATTCGCTAGATTTGGGTGCAGCGGCAGCTTTAGTTGTCTTTGACTTAGTACTTTTTGCTTTAGGTGCGGGAGCAGGCTTTATGCTTTTAGCCGTCTCTTCGCCTTCGGCAGTTAGAACCATCTTGTCGCCGATTACTTGGGCTACAACCACGCGTTGACCGTCGACTTTAGCTACTGCTTTATTGGCAACAACCTCAGCGCCTACGGCGTTAATTAACTCAAATACGTCCATAATAACCTCCAAAGGTAATTGAGGGGGGCGAACCCCCCTCTAAAGGCTACTATGTGGCTGAGCCAACAAGCGTTGTAATCAGAGCTTCTGGCTTGATGACCTTGCGCCCATAAACGGCTAGGCCGCGGACGATGTCACCGAAGTCAGTCTGGTTACGCAATGGTTCAGTCTTGCTGATCTGCGATGCAAACGCACAAGATGCTTTCGTACCAGCTACCATCATACGACGGTTCTTAGCGTCAGTTACGGCAGCGCCACTAGAAGTAGCAGATAGACCGGGAACCAATGCTTTAGCAGCAGCGCCTTTTGGAAGCAGGTTAGAAACGTAAACTTCAAAGCGGTCTAGCATACCGATCTTACCAGTACGGATAGTGCTTGAAGCGTCTCCTGTGAAGTAAGCCTGAGCGATGTCAGTTTGCATAAGCAGCTGACGGTCGTAAGGCGAAAGGATCAACCAACGGCCATCTTCAGGAACGTTTTGCTCATCGAGAGCAGCAGACATACGAAGGATCGCGTCTAGTACGTTCTTAGGAGTAGCTTGGTCGATAGGAGCAGTGTCAGTACCGAGGTTGTACTCGCCAGATAAAGCACCGGCAGTGCCGCCTACGTTATCAGCGTGAGCACCTTCAGTTACGAACCAGTTGAAGAAACACTCGTTTTCAATGTTGATTTTCAACTGCTTTGCAGCATCGTCGGTGAACATGTTCATCAAGTCCATATCGGCTTGGTGAGCAAGAACGTCGTTTACCTGTACGCTAAAGTACTTACCTTTGTTGATCTGCATGTCCAGATAAACAGGAGCAGGAACTTCAGAAGTCAGTGTAGTACCAGCACCGGCGTAATCGTTAATAGTGATTGAAGGTGCAGTACGGATACGAATGGTATCACCTTGGTTTTTGATTTCGCCTTCCCAATCGGTGTTGGCGATCTCAGTCATCATGGTGTTCGCATAAAACTTCGCGTTTAGTTTATTAGACCACAGTTGTGGAATAAATCCGCCTGAGTAAGACGGGTTGGTGTCAAAGTCGCCAGAGCCGACGACGGGGAATACAGCAGCCATAATGGCCTCCTATTAGTTAAGTTGGTGACTAACAGCTGCTTACTCGTTAACACATGTACTAACGTACACGGCCCTCAAGGTAGGCAGTTGTTATATCTGCTTCAAGTTTGGTTGCCTCGTCGTACTTGTGCCGCGTATTCAAAGAACGTATTCGGTTCCAAGCCGCTTCAATTTCTCTCTCAGAGTAAATCTTAGCATCTTTACCCACGCTCTTCGTGTTAGCGGAATTCGCTGAACGATTAGGCGCGACCTGTTTCTCAAGTTCGACTTGGCGAGTCTCGCGGGCGTCAGAAACCTCTGGTTCCAAAGATGCTTTCCACAGCTTCACGTAATGCGCTACTGCTTCTGCGTCCCCAGCGTTAAACGCTGCCGCCGCCTGATCTCTTCGCGGGCCTCGTAGCATGGGATCATGCTCGTTTAACCACGCAACCCAACGTTCGTCGTTGTCGATCTCAGCAAAATCAGGAACTATCTGGGACAGTCTCTGAGAAAAGCTCATCTCTCCAACCTGAGTACCGGTTTGCTTCAGCTGTTTTTGAAGCTGCTCGATAACTTCATTTTGTTGCTCTAGACGTTCCTCGTAATCTTGAGAAACTTCCTTCGCTACACGACGTTGGACTTCAATCAGTTCTTCGCCGAATTCGGCTCGATCTTCATCAGTCACATAACTGACTTTCTCCTTCGGCTTTGTCGGCTCTTTGGGCTTGGCTGACAAACTCTCAGTGAGGTTAGCCAGTTTAGCTGTTAAGTCCTTAACTTGCGAGTGCAAGCGCGGAACTTCAGCGTCGTACTTACCCCTAAGGGTTTTGTACTTTTGCTCAAATTCGGCCTCTACGTCCGTCGGTGACGTGTCAGCTGGCTCTGCTTCTTCAGGTTCAACTGCTGCTTCCGCTTCGACTGGTACTTCTGCCTCTGTATCCTCAGGCTTCTCCTCTGAAACTTCAGGCTCTTTCTTTGCCTTCTTTTTCTTTGGTTCGTCCGTTTGGGCTGTAAGCGTTTTCTCTAGTTCTTCCACTTCGGCAAGCTGAGCTTGCACCTGTTTTGGCAATGCCATATCTTCTCCTTAAAGCACCAACTCTGTTCCTAGCGTCCCGAGGGTATGCTGTTCCCGTTATGGTGTGCTTCGTTTGTTTTGCGCATATGCGCGGTTTTCAACCTTCGCTGCGTCTTTTGCAGCATCCAGTAAATCTGCAAATGCTTCAGCTCGTCCTTGCAACCGGTGGACCTGTACCATGTCGGCTGCGTGTACCAGCTTCAGCTTGGCGGTCTCTAACTCCGCCTCGAGTAACTTGAGTAATGCTTCATTGCCGGGCTCTCGAAACCTCATAAGGGCTTTGACAGCTTGGGGATCGGCACTATTCAAATCAATCATACGTTAAAACTATATCATATGTGTTAACGTGTCAACAAATAGACACATTAACGTCCGTTAGGGCGCGGGCTTATAAAGTTATCCTGCCGCCCCCCTTGTTCTGTTCCGTCTTCCTGCAAATTAGCGGCTGCTTGCATAGCCTGCTGCTGTTGCATCATTTCCATCTGCTGTTGTTGCGCCTGCGCTTGCTTTTTCTCAATATCTTCTCGAGAAGGAACAAGACGGTCAACATTGGTATTAAGATTACCGGCCAAATCTCGCATGAGTTCAGCCGTACCCGCAGGTCCAACAATCTCTTGCGCAACAGGGCTCTCCAGTACAAGACGGAGGAACTCATTTTTACGGACAGCCTCAGCCTCTTTGACGACAAGCGACATAGCGCCTCGCGCAACAATCTGTACATCACCAATCAAATCCGGATCATCCGAGTACCGTAGGTTTCTCTGGTACTGGCGCTCAAGCATTGGAGTAAGCACGTCATGGTCAACGTTTCCGATAACCTGCTTAATGCTCTTGCCTGCGTTAGAAATCAGCATAGACAGACCGGACGACGTACGTCCTGCGCCCGGCACGTGCTGTCCTGTCATATAACGGGGTATACCTGACACCTCGTCTGCGAGTTCCATAAACTTCTCAAACACGGCCATAAGCTCGGCTGCATTAGAAGTAGGCTGGAAAAACTGCATGGGTGAAGAGGAATCGCCGTACTCAGAAGATTTAAACTGCCAAATCTTCCAAGGATACATCTGTGTAATGTCTTCTCCTGCGGGGAGACGACTGACGTTCACGCCAACCTGAGGCCCAGAGGAGATGCCCATGTTGTTAGCCAGTGCTCTCGCAGCGGCGTTACACATGTTCTGGGCGTCAATACAAAGGTCGGCTACCCCATTTCCGTCGATACGTCCGGGGACTTTCTCGAAAGAAGTGAGGTAGTAAGGTTTACGCCCTAGCGGGTCGTAATTCAGAACAGCCTTAATGACTGTGTTATTCACCATCCAGACTTCACAAGGATAAGACTTGTGTGGGTCTTCTATCTCTGACTCGTCCATGCCCCATTCGATGAGCATCTTGCCGGGGATAGAGTCCCATAACTGCAACGCCGCAACAACATCGCTGTGTGCTTCGTCGAAGTCTTTGCCGGTAACATCTTCCATCTCGCCGTCAGAGTGTTCTAGCCAGTCGAAACCGCCAGCCCCGAAGTCTGCGAGTAACGTACGCACTGCGTCTTCGTCATAACCTTCAACGCCCAGCATCGCCTCTAAGTCTTCACGTGTTAAGTGGTGAAGCTCCATAATGGGCATATTCTGGATGTCATCGCCCCAAGGAGCGTAATAAAACTTGTAGGGGTCAACACGTTCCCATTCGTCGCGTAGCACGTCAACCGCGGCCAAACCGCCTTTAACGTACTTCATAGCCTTACGCTTGCGGGGGATCGGACCTTTTAGAACGGCGAACGGGAATGTCGCCAGATCGTTTGTGAATTCGTAGAGGGCTTTAACCCACCCACCTTCGGTGAGTTGGTCTTCCATCTTCAGCTCCATCCGCTCAACACGCTTCTCCGCTTNNGCACGCGTGGCAGTGTCTTTCATGCCGCCTGCGAGGCTTTTAAGCTCCATAGGGTCAAGCGGCGCGTTACCCGCAGAGTAATACTGCTGTAGGTTTGCGGCCATTATGCGTTGGAGATTTGCCGCGACTTCGGGCGGAACTTCAGGGATGGGTGTAGCGTTTAAGGACCAAGGCTTGTCTGCCCCAGTACCTAGAAGTGTATCGCGCAACCATGCAGTAGCAGTACGGCACTTAGTGCTAACGATACCCATAAAAATTTCTGAGCCGCCTTGTTCGCGTATCTCAGCCATTTTACTCGGTTCATATTCCATATTCCTCGCGCGTACGCACTGGGACAGGCGGTCTTCCACAGTTGTCCGTTTGTGGTCTCGCATCACTTCCCACCGTTGGCGGACGTGTGCTGCTAAGCCTTGAATCATAGGCGTCATCTGCTTTTCAGCAGACTCGCGCTGCGCTGCGGCCTCTAGGTCAGAGGCACGCGCAATAGGAATAAGCTGCGAACCTAATGCCATTATATGTCATCTCACATGTGCGATACTATGAACACAATAGCGCTTATCTGTTAACAGGTCAACACATTAAGTCCAACCACGAGATGAGACGCGAACGACCTCTCTTCGCTCATCTGCTGTCGCCATACCTCCAAATGTCTCTCCGCCGTCGGCGTGAAGGCACATGTACTGGAACGCATCGGCAATGTCTGACCATGGGTGGGACTTCTCAGGACTCTCGTCCCTAACACCTTTGGTATTTATCTTGTAACGGTATTTGCCCGACAGCGCCTGCACGAGCGGCAACGCGCTCTCAGGATCGAGGACGACCCCGTGCTTGCCGTCGACGACGCGCGTCATAAACCTATCGACCGCCGAAATCCTAGCGGCCACAGAATTGGTCCTCGCGCTTTTCACCATAAAACCTTCGTTACGCCAAATGTCTGCCACCGTGCGCTCGTCCGTCTGGACACGCTGAAACGCCGCCGGGTCTATGATTACTATCGACCGCCGACCGGGGAACTTGTTAACCAGTAGAGGTTTTATGACTTCTCGCACGAACCGCAACGCACCCATGCCGTCGGAGATTTTCGCATCGTACACGATCAACCGGCCATCGTAGGCAACTTGCCCTACCACCGCGGCGGGCGTCAGCCCTGCGTCTACGCCGATTATCAGCGGGTCATCAGAGAACATTGGTTTTATAGGCGTCTTGGATACGTGCACAGAACGGTCAAACGAACGGAACACAGGCAGGCCAGACAAAGACTTACCGAACTGCGCGTTGATATACACGTCTATCCAGTCCTCGGTCTTGCCTTGAGCAAGGTTGTCGTAGTAATCGTCCGGCAAGAACTGCGTCCAGTCGGCCTCAGGTGAGAGCCCGCTAGGCTGTATCGTCACATGAACGTTCTCAGGTGGCTCTGTGAGTAGCGTTTCCCAGAAGGTATCCATGTCGGGAGGGTTCGTCATACCCCACAAATGAGCGTTTGGACGCCCATCGTCGGTTTTACAGCCCACACCGTTCATCATTTTGTCCGGATACCGGCCCACACGGCCTTGCGCGGCGTTGTAAATGTCGGGGTGAATCTCTCTAAATTCATCAAATATGATGAAACTAGCCTGCAAAGACAGCAATCTACGCACGTCGTTGGCGTCATCGAGACCGCGAAACAGCACTTCGCACTCTACATCGCCCATTTTTATGACGAATTTGTACTCAGTTTTGAGAAACGAACCCATAATCCCGTCGGGTATCCACTTCAAAAAGTCCGGTATGGACGTATCTCGCAGCTGCTCACGCGTATTTCGCACCCAAATGCACCTAGAACGACGTATTCCGTCCTTGCACGGGGCCATGAGTGCCGCGTGGTGCACAATTTTCATAATTCCCGCGGTAGTTTTGGTCGATCCGACCGGTCCAACAGCCAAGGATATGAACTTTTCCGAATAGAAAAAGTCGTCGAGGCTCTCTATAACCTCAAAATTAACTTCATGTAGCATCGTCGAGCGCCTGACCTTCGATAGTTATGGCGTCGTCTCGGTCCTTAGCGCGTGTGATGTTGATAACCACTTGGGGTCCACCACCTGTGTTGTCCGCTTTGGTATCCGGTTCCAGTTTGCCGAGCTTATTCAGCATTTTTTGGAACTCAATCCGGGCCATTGGGTTGATTGATGGGTTTTGCATATGGCGGAACAAGTTATCGAGGTTAACTGCGCCCAACATTCGGGCTACCGTCTCCATTTTGGACGGGTCTTCCTCAATCGCCAGCATATCCGCCGGGGACAAAATCGGTTTATCGACCTGTTGAGGGTCTATGGCTTTGTACAGTTGTTTACTCATGGCATCAGATGCTAACGCGTGAGCACATACGTGTCAATCTTTGGAAAAACCGTCGTCGTCGTCCCGGCGCCGGGCAGCGTGTAACGACGAAACAACTGAACAACATGTTGTGTATTTAAAAAGGGTCAAATTTTGGGTTGCGGTGTACGTGATACCTAAGGGCGGGTGGCCCCCCCACCCCCCATCGTTCCCTCCCCCCCATGTTTACGCGCCGCCATAGG